GACACCCCCACCCCCCAAATACAGTTTGGGACTCCGTACACTCTGTCATACATAATGATCCACACAAGAAATATCCAAGTCTCTGCATTTCTGGACAAAGTAAAGTCGTTTCTAGGAAACACCCCCCTTACCTTTTTATATCGCATACCCCCCGGGGGGTATATAAAATTTTTAAATAAATGCTGCACTGCAACAAAGAAAAAAGATTTAAACTAATTTTGCTCTTCACGTGAGCAGGGGGAAAGCAGGTGTTTTCGTGCTTCGCATACATGACTGTGAGTACCCCACCTTCTCCCACCTTTACATACCAAATAAAATCCTGTTACACTGCGCTCATCGAAACTACACAAAGTTTTACAACTAGATGCCTATTATTGCGACGCCAGAAATAGGAATACCGTTACCCTTTGACACAACACCAGAGGAAATCGAAGACTTTCGAGAGAGAGCGCACGCCCTATTCGAGACTGTACAAGAGCTAATTAAGCAAGGTGCCACTGTCCAGATTACCGAAGAAGACAAGGCAAAAAGCCATGAGATTATGGCTACCCAAAAACTCCCACCAGCAAAAGAGCTGACCCCTGGGACCATCATCAATCTAGAAGCCATCCTGTCAGAATGGGACCAAGAAGTTCTAGATGTCCATCGCCGTTTACGTAATTATGTGACCAATAAACTACTCAGTGAATCTATCCACGACGACCCCCGCCAGCGTATGAAAGCCTTGGAAAACCTGGGGCGCATTGGTGGTGTGGGTTTATTCTCAGACAAAATCGAGGTTAATGTGACTCATCGCACAGTCGATGACATTGAGCGGGAACTTGCCAAAACCCTGGAGATGTACATGGGACAGATAGAGGAAGTACAGCCTGAGAAGCCCAAGAGTATTGGGGATATTGACGTGAACGAAGAACTTGGTACAGACGAAGATGAATCCAGCACTCCTCCAAAGAGCTGAGAAAGCCTTACCCAGTTTACCCCCGCCAGTACAGCAAAAGATTGGCGCCCTAATCGTCGAAGCAAAAAAAGCTCTTGCGCACAACAAGGCAAAAGACGATTTCATGGTCTTTGTTAATTATGTCTGGCCTACTTTTATTCATGGAGAACATCATGTCAAAATGGCACGAGCGTTTGAAAAAGTCGCAACCGGGCAGTGCAAACGACTTATTATTAACATGCCACCTCGTCATACGAAATCTGAATTTGCTAGTTACCTCCTTCCTGCTTGGTTTTTGGGTAAATTCCCTGAGAAAAAAGTTATTCAAACCTCCCATACCGCTGAGCTTGCTGTGGGCTTCGGACGAAAAGTCCGTAATTTGGTCGACTCAGACGTTTACAAGGACATATTTCCTACCGTCGGTCTTCAGGCAGACTCAAAGGCTGCAGGTCGTTGGGCGACTAATCGAGGCGGAGATTACTTTGCGATCGGTGTTGGTGGAGCGGTCACTGGTAAAGGTGCTGATGTCCTTATTATTGACGACCCTCACTCAGAACAAGAGGCAGCATTAGCCGAAACTAACCCAGACATTTACGATAAAACGTACGAATGGTACACATCGGGTCCACGGCAGCGTCTCCAGCCAGGTGGAGCAATCATTATCGTGATGACACGGTGGTCTAAGAAGGATTTAACGGGACAAGTTGTCAAATCTGCTGCTCAAAGAGATGGTGAAGAGTGGGAAGTAATTGATTTTCCGGCGCTTTTACCCACTGGTAGACCACTTTGGCCTGAGTTTTGGTCAAAAATTGAGTTAGAAGCCTTAAAAAATGAGTTGCCACACGCAAAATGGCAGGCTCAGTACATGCAGGCGCCCACTTCGGACGTTTCGGCGATCATAAAACGAGAGTGGTGGAGGATTTGGGAGGAAGATTACCCTCCGCAGTGTGAGTTTTTGATCCAATCGTGGGATACGGCGTTCCTAAAGACGCAACGAAGCGACTATTCTGCCTGTACAACGTGGGGTGTGTTCTACCATCCAGACGACCGGGGTGGATTACAGGCAAATATTATCCTTTTAAATGCGTTTAAAAAACGTATGGAGTTTCCTGAATTAAAGCAAAAAGCCTTTGAAGAATGGAAGGAATGGGAACCAGACGCTATGATTGTTGAAGCGAAAGCGGCAGGTTCACCCCTAATATTTGAGCTTAGAGCAATGGGTATACCTGTCCAAGAGTTCACACCTTCTAAAGGTAACGATAAAATAGCCAGATTAAATGCGGTAGCCGACTTATTTGCAAGTGGACACGTGTGGGTTCCAAACACAAGTTGGGCAGAAGAATTGGTAGAAGAGGTTGCAAGCTTTCCGTCGGGAGAGCATGACGACTTGGTTGACTCAATGAGCCAAGCCCTGTTGCGATATAGACGTGGCGGATTTATTCGGTTAGAGTCTGATGAACCCGACGATATAAAGTATTTTAAATCCAAGCGCACTGCTGGGTACTATTAAGGATAAATTATGGCAGCTAATATTGACAAAAGTTTGTACCAAGCCCCAGAAGGGATCGAAGCTCTTGCCGCCGCAGAACCAGAGATTGAGATAGAAATTGAAGATCCTGAGTCAGTCACTATTGGTATTGATGGCCTAGAAATAGTTTTAGAAAAGGAAGAAGAAACAACCGACGAGTTCAATGCTAACCTTGCTGAGCACATGAGTGAGAACGAATTAACTGAACTTGCTGGTGATTTAGTTGGGGACTTTGATTCGGATATTAGCAGTAGAAAAGATTGGATACAGACTTACGTTGACGGTCTAGAACTTCTTGGTCTAAAGATTGAGGAGCGCACAGAACCTTGGGAGGGTGCCTGTGGCGTCTATCACCCACTGCTTTCAGAAGCGCTTGTAAAGTTCCAAGCAGAAACCATGATGAGTATGTTCCCTGCAGCAGGGCCAGTAAAAACCGTCATCATTGGTAAAGAAACACCACAGAAAAAAGATTCGGCTGAGCGAGTTCAAGATGACATGAACTACCAGTTAACAGAAGCAATGCCAGAGTTTCGCCCTGAGCATGAGCGCATGCTGTGGGGCTTAGGTCTTGCTGGTAATGCATTCAAGAAAGTGTACTTCGATCCAAATCTAGATCGTCAAGCGTCGATGTATGTGCCTGCAGAAGATATTGTGGTGCCTTATGGTGCTAGTGATTTGGCTTCTGCTGAGCGTGTTACACACGTGATGCGTAAGACGGAGAATGATCTAAAGAAACTTCAAGCGGCTGGTTTTTACCGTGATGTGGACTTAGGTGATCCAGTTAATGTAATGGATGAAGTAGAGAAAAAAATTGCCGAGAAACTTGGCTTTAGAGCCACTTCGGACGACCGTTACAAACTACTAGAGATGCATGTAGATCTTGATCTGCCAGGTTACGAACATAAAGACGATGACGGTGAACCAACAGGTATTGCACTACCTTACGTAGTGACTCTAGAAAAGGGTAGCAACACCATTTTGGCTATCCGCAAGAACTGGGAACCCGATGATGAAACTTATCAGAAACGTCAGCATTTCGTCCATTATGGATACATTCCAGGCTTTGGCTTTTATTGTTTTGGCCTTATTCATCTTATCGGTGCTTTTGCTAAGTCTGGTACTGCTCTTATCCGACAGCTTGTCGATGCAGGTACATTGGCGAATCTGCCAGGTGGCTTTAAAACCCGAGGTCTGCGCATTAAGGGAGACGATACCCCCATCTCGCCAGGTGAGTTTAGAGACGTAGACGTGCCTTCGGGAGCCATTAAGGACAACTTAATGACGCTTCCTTACAAAGAACCTAGCCAAACATTAATGGCTTTGCTCAATCAAATTGTTGAAGAAGGTCGTCGCTTTGCAAATACAGCTGATTTACAAATCAGTGATATGTCTGCGCAAGCCCCAGTAGGTACGACGTTGGCAATTCTTGAGCGCACGTTGAAGGTAATGTCTGCTGTACAAGCTCGCATCCACTTCTCAATGAAGCAAGAGTTAAAGCTTCTCAAACACATTATTGCTGCATACACACCAGACGAGTACCCATATGAACCAGTTGAAGGATCCCGATTTGCTAAGAAGTCTGATTACGACAACGTGGACGTTATCCCTGTCAGTGATCCTAATGCTTCAACAATGGCACAGAAGATCGTCCAGTACCAAGCGGTCCTCCAATTAGCGCAAGGCGCACCACAGTTATACAACTTGCCATTACTGCACCGGCAGATGTTAGATGTGTTGGGCATTAAAAATGCACAAAAACTTATCCCAATGGACGAGGATCAGAAACCAACAGATCCAGTATCCGAGAATCAAAACGTGCTTAAGGGTAAACCTGTCAAGGCTTTCCTCTATCAAGATCATCAAGCCCATATCACGGTTCACATGTCAGCAATGCAAGATCCAAAGATTATGCAGTTACTTCAGAACAACCCAATGGCTGGGGCATTGCAAAGCGCTATGATGGCACACATTAACGAGCATTTGGGTTTTGAGTATCGCAAACAGATTGAGTTGCAGTTAGGTATGTCCTTACCTCCACAACAAGATGAGTCAGGTGAAGACATCAATATGAACCCAGAAGTAGAAGCTCGTCTGGCGCCAATGCTTGCCGAAGCCGCAACCCGTCTGCTACAACAGAATCAGGCGCAACAGGCTCAACAACAGGCTCAACAACAAGCTCAGGATCCGATCATCCAAATGCAGCAACAAGAGTTGCAACTTAAAGCGCAAGAGCAACAACGCAAGGAAGCAAAAGATATGGCGGATGTTGCCCTCAAACAAGAGCAACTTACTCTTGAGAAACAAAAAATTGAGGCAGATATTAAGAAAAACGACGATAAACTTAAATTTGACTCTCTCAAAGCTGCTGCAACAATGCGCAACGATAAAGAGAAAATGGTCGCTGCAGCCGGGGTAGACTTACTAAAGGCTGAGTTGGCTCCACCTAAACAATCAAATAAAGGAGAGTAATGGACGCATCAGATGTTCTAGTACAAAACCTAGACAAGGAAGTAACAGCAAAACGGGAATGGTTAGCCTCTGGACAAGCAAAGGACTACGCCGAGTACCAACGAATTTGTGGAGAGATTAAAGGTCTGCTCTTTGCAAAACAAGAAATATTAGACCTTAAACAAAAAATGGAGAACTCAGATGAGTGAAATCCTTATCGGTACAAACCCCGGTAATCCACAAGTAGTAGGAGCAGTAAATTTCGAAGCCACAGAAGCTGAGAAAGCAAGACAACTTCCTATCCCACAGGGATACAGAATGCTTTGCGCAATTCCAGAAGTTGAAGAAGCCTTTGATAGCGGGATCATCAAGTCTGACGAAACCCGTCGGTATGATGAGTTATTAACTACGGTGTTGTTTGTAGTTGATATGGGTCCTGATTGTTATGCAGATAAAGAACGGTTTCCAAACGGTCCTTACTGTAAAAAAGGCGATTTTATTCTGGTTCGCCCTAATGCCGGGACAAGACTGGTAATACACGGACGAGAATTTCGCATTATTAACGATGATTCTGTGGAGGCTGTAGTTCAAGACCCCCGTGGGATTACACGCAAATTTATCTAAGGAGCCCACAAAATGGCTGAATTTGAAAAAGAACAATATAAGTTTCCTGATGAGATAGAAGATAAGGGTAAACCCTTAGAACAAGTCGAGGAAGAACAGAGGCAAGAAGCTGCTGGGCCTGAGCTTGAGATTGAAATTGAGGACGATACTCCCGAAGAAGATCGTGGGCGCACGCCTACTGCTAAAGAAGTTGTACAAAAGCTCGAGGTAGATGTAAGCGAGCTAGATCAATACAGTGAGGACGCTAAAAAGAAAATGATCCAGATGAAAAAGATCTGGAACGATGAGCGTCGCCGTGCTGACTCTGCGGAAAGGGAGCAAAACGCTGCTATTGATGCTGCAAAAAGGCTTCGGGAGGAAAATGAGCGTATTAGAACTATGCTCACAAAAGGCGAGCAAGAGTACGTTGCTGCAATGAAAACTACAGCCGATTTACAACTTGAAATGGCTAAAAAGGCATATAAAGAGTCTTATGACAATGGTGATAGCGAGGGCATGATGAATGCCCAACAGGCTATTACTAATGCCACTCTGCAGTTAGATAGAGTAAAGAATTTTAAGATGCCCCCTTTACAAGAGAAAGAAAATGTTGTACAAACACAAGAACAGTACCAACCTACTGTCCGTCCTGATGACAAAGTCATGGCGTGGCAATCAAGGAATTCCTGGTTTGGACAAGACGAGGAAATGACAGCATCGGCATTAGGCTTACACGAAAAGCTAAAACGCCAAGGTGTTGTGATTGGATCTGATGAGTACTATGCCGCACTGGACAAAACCATGCGCAAACGCTTCCCAGAAAACTTTGACGAAGATCTGGAAATGCCAGTACCCGAAGAAGTAAGGGAAGTGAAAGCTACTGACAAGCCAGTAGTTAAACCGTCCACGGTAGTAGCGCCGGCAACTAGGAGCACAGCCTCCAAGAAGATTAAGTTAAAACAATCGCAAGTTATGATTGCCAAAAAACTTGGTCTTACCCCCGAGCAATATGTCCGTGAACTTATGAAATTGGAGGCCTAACATGGCTAGTAACAAATTAACTCGTGAGCTAGAAACCCGTGAATTTTCGGAGCGCCCTAAACAGTGGATGCCACCAGAACTTCTCCCCGAGCCAGACAAACAGGCTGGGTATGCTTATCGCTGGATTCGTACTTCAACGCTGAATCAGGCTGACCCACGTAACCTTTCCGCTAAAATGCGTGAAGGATGGGAACCCGTAATGCTAGAAGAACAACCTAAATTCCAACTGTTAGTCGATCCCAATAGTCGCTTTAAGGACAATATTGAGATTGCAGGGTTATTGTTATGCAAAACTCCAGAAGAGTTCGTTGAACAACGTAATAAACATTACCGAATTCAAGCCGAAAATCAGATGGACGCTGTAGACAATAATCTTATGCGCCAAAATGATCCACGGATGCCCCTCTTTAATGAGAAGAAATCCACGGTGACTTTTGGTAAAGGTAACTAAACTTAATTAGGAGTTTTAAATGGCTTATCCTACCGTATCAGGACCCTATGGGTTCAGACCGATCAATTTGATCGGTGGTCAGGTATTTGCTGGTCAAACTCGTTCAATTCCCATCATTTCAGGTTCTACAACCGCCATTTTCTTTGGTGATGTTGTACGTCTGAACACCGATGGTGCTTTGAGCCGTGTTTCAACCACAGCTACCGCAACCGATGCCGTTGGTATTTTTATGGGTTGTCAGTTCACAAACCCAACTACCAAACAGTTGCTACAACAGCAATTCTATCCAGGCTCTATTA